AAGATTCTGACAGAGCTAGAGCTAAAGCAGATAAGATAGCTCGTATTGTAACTTCGTATGATGACACACAAAAACTAGATTTACAAATGCCACAAGTAGGTAGATGGCTACCTGGTTATGGTTTTGCTGTATGGGTTATTAGAGAAAAGAAAGGACCTGATGGTACGCCATATCCTTGTGCAGAACTTCGTGACCCTTACAACTGTTTTCCTGGTTACTTTGGTGCAGATCAACAACCAAAAGAAATGGCTATTGTTCGTAGAGTACCTAAAGAATCACTTGCACAAGTTTATCCTAAGTATGCAGAAAAGATTATGGCTAAAGATGGTTATGAAACTAATGCACTAGGTATAGGTAATGCGTATGCTTCTGCTTATACAGATTCTTATAATGGTTCTTGGGCTAACTCAAATGGCGAGGGTGACTTAGTAGCAGAGTATTATAACGAAGAAGGTACATACATTTTCCATATGACCTCTGGAACTATTCTTGACTTCATACCAAACCCACTAGATAGTGGTCCTGCTTTTGTCGTAGCAAAGAAATTTGCATTTGACAGATTACAAGGACAGTATGATCAAATCATAGGACTTATGGCTTCTATGGCAAAGATTAATGTGATGTCAATAATAGCTATGGAAGATGCAGTATTTACAGAAACAAACATATCTGGTGAGATAGAATCAGGACAGTATCGTAAAGGTAGATTTGCTGTAAACTATCTAGCTCCTGGTACACAAGTCAGTAAACCTGCATCAAATGTACCTTATCAAATCTTTCAACAAATAGACAGAATAGAACGACAACTACGAGTTGGTGGTTCTTATCCTGTATCTGATGATTCACAAAGCCCACTTAGCTTTGCAACAGGTAGAGGATTAGAAGAATTAGGTGCAAGTATGTCACTAATGATTAGAGAATATCATACAGTTATGGCTGATGCTATAGAAATGATTGATGCTAAAAGATTAGAGTGGGATCAGAAAATGTATGGTGGTCAAGCTAAAGACTTATCTGGTTATTACAACAATCAGTTCTTTAGCGAAAAGTATGACCCAGCAAAAGATATACAAGGTGCATACAAGACACGCAGAGTGTATGGTGCTATGGCTGGATATGATGAGCCACAAAAGATTGTAACAGGGCTGCAATTACTACAGGCAGGTATCATAGACACACAGACACTACAAGAGAACCTTGATGGGTTAGATAACCTAACAACTGTAAATAGTAGAATTACAAAAGAAAAAGCAGAAAAAGTTTTATTTGATTCTTTACTAGCACAGGCACAACAAGGCGATCCTAAAGCAACTATGGCTGTTATACAGATAAGAAAACAGCCTGATGATATGCAAAGTATTTTAGATAAGTTTTACACAGCAGAAGAACCTGCAATACCTGAAGCAGAACAAGAATTGCTTGGAGGAGCTTCCCTACCACCACAGGGTGCTCCACCAGGCATAGCACAGTTATTACAAGGTTTAGGTGGATAATGAATATAAATAGCGACTTTGCAGAAATTGTACATAATTCTTTATATGATGTTGATGAACTAGGTGATGATATATTACTAGAAGAAGATGTATTACAACCTAGAATGTTTCACGACCAAATGCCTCCATTAGCTTTTCCTTTTGGCTATATGATTATTAGTTCAACTTTTATGTTTTATGATGATGAGGATGAAGATGGCAACAAGAAGTTCTAGTAACAAAGGTACTGATAAAAGAGCATTAAATGTACCACCACCAGCAAGAAATACACAAGATACAACACAAGCAGTTCGTAGAATGCCTGGTGTTGCTTATGGTGAACAAAAAGCATTAACAGAACAACAACAAGCTGCACCTTTGTCAAAAGATACAACTCCACAAGCACAACCTAGTGCTGCAAGACCTATGCCACAAATGGATGTATTTTCACAAACACAAAGACCAAGTGAACCTGTTACATCAGGATTACCTTTTGGTCCTGGTGTTACACCAATGACTACACCAGAACAAGGCATTCAAGATGTTAAAAACTTTATTTATGAAAGTTGGTTAGCAACTGGAGATGATAGTTTACTAGAGTTCTTGTAATGGTTTATAACGATTTCTCACAAGACAAAGCTGAAAAATTAAGCAAAATAAATCAAACAAGTTTTAGTGTACCAGAAACAGTTATGGTACAAATGGCTAAAAATAATACTGATGATTCTTTTATAGAAAAAATGACTACTTTTTTTACTAGAAATAAAGTAGGTCCTTTTGAAAGATTGAAAAATTCTATTGCAACACAAACAGGTATAAACCCAGACACAGTATCATCTTTGCGAGAATTGGGATTAAAAACTTCTTTTATGGGATTACGATCTGTGTGGGAAGATACATTTCCAAGAGTAGGTAGAGCTATATCTTTAAAACAACAAGGTGTATCTGATCCTTGGAAAAAAGCAGATGTAAGTCCTTTTGGTGTATGGAAAGCAGAAAGAGAAAAGGGAAATGTAATTGATTTTGGAACAGCAATATTTGGTGATACAAATCCTGAAGATACACAAGAATATAAAGATTTAATTGACAAAGGTTATAGCACAGAAAAAGCTAGGGCAAAAGTATTAAAAAACAAAGGTAAAAATATATGGACATTAATTGAAAAAGAATCAAAAAAAGTAGATTTACCAGAAAGCACATCAAGAGCTTTAGCAGCTAGAGGCAAAGGAACACAAGCTACTTTTGGTAGAGTTATGTGGCAACCATTACATTTTATTGTAGGTCCAGAAGATGAGGCGTATGATTTTTGGACAGGTACTGTAGATTTAGCTGCAAATATACTTGACCCTACTTTTATAGTAGGTAAGGCTGTTAAAACTGTAAAAGCAGGTACAAAAATGTTAGCATTGTCAGATGATGCAGCAGCTAGTGTTGGTTTATTAAATGGTTTTGTAAGAAAGTCATTTAGTAAAAGAACAGTAGAGCAAGTAATAGATTCTAAAGATGGCGACAAAATTGCAGAATTTTTATTAAATAATAGAAATAATCCTGCCACAATATTAGAAAAATCTAATTTTAAATTTGTAAATAAATATATTATGCGTGATCAACAATTAGCAGATAAAACAACAAAATTTATGTTAGATTTGCAAACTATAGAAGAAACAGGAGATGCAGGATTAAAAGCTGTAAAAAAATTATTAAAAAATAATACAAATGTAGTTGCCTCTGCTACTGAAGGTATAGTTCCTAAGTTACAAAAAAATGGAAAACTTACACAATATTTTGGAGAATATTTTGATACATACTTTGGTCCACAATACAATATAAAATTAAGAGCTAGTAACCCTGATCAGTTGCTTGTAAATTATAGTAAGTTTTTAAAACAGTTAGACCCAACAGGAAAAATAGTAAATAGAAATAAAAGATTGTCTGATTTAATTGGTGAGTTAGATGCGTTAGGAACAAAAGACCCATTTTTAAAAGGAAACATAATTATCAATTCAGTTGTAAAAGATATGGGTTCATTAAGACAAGTTATTACAAAAAACTTTGAAGATACAGGTAAGTTAAATGACAGGTCAGAAAAATTAATTAAAAAAGTATTTACTAACTTAGGCAAATATATAGAAGAAGTACCAGATCAAGTAGGTAAAAACAAAAGAGTATATACACAATTAGGTAATTTACCTAACGAATTAAAAAGTCAATGGGCAAGAGAACTTAGTGATAGAGGTTGGTCATCAGAAGAAATAACAAAAGGGTTTGATACATTTGCTAATCAACCAATTATAGAATCTGTACTTACAAGAGATTTAACTTTGCCACAACCATCAGAGGTTATAAAACTTGTTAATAGTTTAGATAAAAGTATGAAAGGCAACTTTTTAAGAATGGCTGATATTATTGGCGAAAAAGGAATAGACAATGCTATGAATTTTTATGTTGGTAAAGTCTTTAAACCTATTGCATTGTTAAGACCTGCTTGGACAGTTCGTGTTATAGCAGAAGAACAGTTAAGAGTTATAGCTGATGGTGTTTTAGGAATTAGAGATAATTATTTAAGTCCTATGAATATTTTAGGAAGAATGGGATTAATAGATGTAAGACCTTCTGCTGCTAGGTCTGGCTGGTTAAATAATGGTGTATTTGAGGCAGGTATAGGAGAAGCAGAATCAAGAGCATTTAATAACCTTACAGGTAGATTAGATAGATTAGGCATAGAGTTTGAAACAGTACAAAGAGTAGGTGGA